TCTTCAATCGCTACTGTTACTAGCCTGGAAATGACAATTGAAAATGGCCTGGAGCCTTTATTCTCTGTCGGATCGGACACTACCAATCGTCCATCAATCGGCAAATCACGTGTCACTGGCACACTAACTACATATTTTGATAGCAAGACATTGTATGAGAAATTCATCAATGAAACAGCATCTGAGATTGTATGTACATTGACTGATGTAGCAGGAAATGATATCCAAATCGATATTCCTAATGTCAAGTACAATTCAGGACAGCCAGATGTGTCTGGTGAAGGTGCCGTGACCGTAGCTATGGAATTTGTAGCGTTATACAGTTCTGGCGATGCTTCACAATTGGTAATCACTCGTACGGCGGCATAATATGGACTTTAATGATCTGGCTACAGCTCAATCACACGGCAACGGAGCAGAGATAAATATTCTGTCTCCAGTTGATGGCAAACCAACCGATGTATATATCTCAATTATGGGTATAGATTCTAAAGAGTGGCGAGCCGCGAAAAAAGCTCAAACGAGCCAGATCATTTCTGCCAGGGCCGACGGTAAAATGGAAGACCTGGATTATGACCGCATGGACGCTGAAGCGTTAGCTAAAATCACTCTTGGGTGGAAAGGCATAGCGAAAGAAGGCAAAGAATACAAATTTTCATATGAAAATGCATTGTCTCTATACTTAGATGCTCCTGCGGTTGTAAGCCAATTAATAGAATTTGTTAGTAATAGAGAAAATTTTACCAACGGCTGATCAATGAATTCGTCACCTATGGTAGGTGGTGTTTTTGGATAAATTCCTACCCTGAAGGGTCAAAGATCAGCCGATTAGAAACTCTAAAACAGGTAGAAAAAAGTAGAGGTATTACACCGCCAGAATTGGTAAATGCTCCTACATTAAACGCAGACCATAATAGTGTATGGGAGGCATACACCAATCTTGCCGAATATACGTGGTCTGAGATAGAATCGTACCAAAGAGTTACGGGCCATCTTCTGGATGGATGGGAAGTTGAGGCAGTGATGACACTCGCCAGATACAGGAGTTCAGAACCAATATGGCCACTGAAGTAGCAACGCTCACCTTTAAAGCTGATACCAAAGAGATCGAAGCGGCTCACCAAGAGCTAGTCAAGCTTAATAGACAGGGTAAAATTACCGACAAGACGCTTAAAGAATTCGAGAAATCGATGAAAGGCGCACTTAAGCCTACTGGCAAAATGCCTGTAGCTTTGGGTGATGTGGGTCGAAAAGCAGGTCAAGCCGGTATTCAATTCCAACAATTAATCGGTCAGGTACAAGCAGGTACAAGCCCGATGGTCGCTCTCTCACAACAGGCGGCTGACTTAGGCTTTGTACTCGGATTCCCACTAGCAGGTGCCGTTGCCGGTATCGCGGCTTCGTTAGCCGGTCCACTATTGTCGGCTTTATTCGGCGTATCAGAAGAAGTAGAAAAATTAAGTGATAGAGCCGAAAAGCTTGGTATTGATTTACGAGCCGCATTACCTGCTCTATTTGGCCAGGAATTAGACAAATTAACTGAGACGTATAATGAAGCAACGGAGGCTCTAAATCGGCAATTAGCGGTTCGTGCTAAGACAGAAGAAGCAATCAATAAAGAGATTAAGTCTGTAGTTGTTAGTCAGGCCGAAGTTAAAAGACTGTCTGAAGAATTCATGCGGCAGACCCTGGAGATAGAAACGCTCACTCTGGCCCAGAAAGAAGCTTTAAAAGCGATCGAAGAATTCACCAAAGCATTTAACGCCGAAGAAATCAAAAAGGCCAACGAAGCTCTAGAAGAATACATCAAACGGCAAGAACAGATCTCAGCACGTAAAGAGATGAACATACCGGCCAAAATGTTAGCTGAAGCTTCTGAAAGGGCGGCTGAAGCAGGGCGAGAGTTAACAGCTGAAGAAAGAAAGAGATTATTAGTTGCCGGTGTTCGTTTACAACAGATCGAAGATGAAAAAGTAGCAAAACGTCTAGCCGATGAAGAAGCCAGGGGATCCCAACAAACTATTGCGGCAATGCGTCGTAAAGCTCACCAAGAGCAGTTAGCCGCGATATCCGCAGAGCGTAAGGCAAGGCAACTTGAAGATCAAATGGTTCTGCAACGTGTCCAAGAGATGAATGCGGCAGAAGCTGAATTACGGTCCGCCGGTCTATTAGACGTTGAACGAGATGAAATTGATTCATTTAATCGTCGACAAGCTAAATTAGATGAATTTAGACAGAAACAATTGATTTCTGAAAAGCGATACGCCGAAGGTAGCAAGAATCTTGAAAAACAGCGTACTGAATTTGCCATTAAATCAGCCGGTGATGCTCTCAATTCATTGGGCCAGACTAATAAACAAGCCTTTAAGCTTGCTAAAGCCTATAATATTGGTCAGGCAATTATGAATACATATACGGGTGCCACCAAAGCATTAGCCGAATTGCCACCACCATTTAACTTTATTGTTGCGGCGGCCACAATAGCGAATGGTTTGGCTCAAGTACAGCAAATTCGCTCGCAACAATTCCAGGGTCGAGCGGTAGGTGGTCAGGTTAGATCTGGCGAATCTTATGTAGTTGGTGAGCGTGGACCGGAAGTGTTGACTATGGGTGCTACAGGGCGTATAATACCAAATGACAAAATTGGTGGAGCGACTCAGACAGTGAATAAAGTTGCAAATGTGAATTTCCAAATTACTACAGTAGATGCTCGCGGGTTTGATCAATTACTTCAATCACGCAGAGGTCAAATTGTTAGTATGGTGAATTCAGCCATGAATGATCAGGGAAGACGAGGCGTTGCATAATGGCCGGTACGTATCCATCAACTCCAGAATTCCAGGCTATCAACTTAGAATCAAAACACAACAATCTCGTATCTGAAACTGTTTCTGGTCGACAACAAGTACGGTCTATTGGCGGTCAACGGTGGTCTTTTAGTGCCAGGTATAATCCGATGACTCGTGCTGAATTTCAGCCTGTATTTGCATTTGTGATGAGTCAACAAGGTCGGTATGGGACATTTACCATTGTTCCACCAGTCATTGGTGATGCAAGTGGAGATGTATCTGGCACTGCTTTGGTTAATGCGACGACAGCCGCAGGAGCTACATCTGTTGCTATGGATGGAATTACAGGTACGATCAAGGCCGGAGATTTCATCAAGTTTGCCAGTCACTCTAAGGTCTACATGGTCACGGCTGATCGTGCGGGTGCGGGGAGCATATCTATCGAGCCGCCATTGGTATCCGGTGTCACCGATAACGAAGCAATTACGTATGATAGTGTTCCATTTACTATGCGTCTAGCAAATGATATTCAAACGTATAGTTTAAATGCCAATGAATATTATGAATATGAAATTGATATGATTGAGGTGTTGTAATGCCTCGTACCATTAATGCTTCAACGTTAACTGCATTACAATCAGATTCGGTACGTTTAGCCCATTTGGTACGTTTAGGTTTTACTACTGAATTATATATTACTGATTCGCCACACCAATTGGTATATGATTCAAATACTTATTTAGCCGCATCACATTTTCTCAGCCTGGATACATCACAAGAAACCCAAGATTTGCGAGTTGGTTCAATGACGATAAATTTGTCAGGTGTAGACCAATCTTATTTATCAATATTTTTAAATCAAGAATATGTCAATAGGAGAGCTAGGATTTGGCTCGCTATCATCAGTAGTGGTGGCGAAATAATTGGTGACCCGATCAAGACGTTTGATGGTGAAATTACTGGATATTCGCTTCAAGAATCTAAAAGCAATTGCGTGATCAATATGAATATTGCTTCACATTGGGCTGATTTTGAACGGAAGAATGGTCGATTCACCAACCAGAATAGTCAGCAATACTATTTCCCTAGTGACACTGGTATGCGGTTCGCGGCAGAGTCGATCAAAGATATTAAATGGGGTAAAGCCTGATGGGTTGGTTTAGTAATTTCATCAAGAACCCTATTAAGACTATTGGCGATACAGTCAACGATGCCGTTGATGTCGTCGTTGATGTCGTCGAAGATGTCGTCGATTTTGTCGGTGACGTTGTTTCTGAAGTTATATCTTGGGTTGTTGATATACCAGAAGTACCAGACATTGCTCAAGATGCGCAATCGGTATTGGTCAACAAGAATTCAAATATTGCTCAAATTCCTGTTGTATATGGCACTCGTAAAGTAGGCGGTACGCGAGTATTCGTTGAGACATCGGGTGCGGAAAACAAATATCTCTATATTTGCCTGGTTCTATGTGAAGGCGAAATTGATTCAATTGGAGAGATTTACATTAACGATGAAGCTCTAACAGGCTCTGCTTATGCTCCATATGTTACAGTAGATAAGAAGCTTGGTACGGATAGTCAAACTGCATCGAGTGTTCTAACAGCCGCGCCATCATGGGGTTCGACAGACACTCTGTCAGGAATCGCATATCTCGGTATCCGATTAGAGTTTAATCAGGACGTATTCAGCTCTATCCCTACGATCAATGCCATCGTGAATGGTCGGAAAGTCTACGATCCCCGCACAGACACCACAGCACTATCATCGAATCCTGCATTGTGCCTTAGGGACTATTTGACCAACACTCGATATGGTAAAGGCTTGAATACTTCTTTGATTGACGACACTTCTATTTCATCTGCCGCAAATATTTGTGATACTGATGTTACGAATTACGATGGGTCAGGCGAAACAGTAAAACGTTTCTCATGTAATACAGTCATTAATACAGACAGACAGATATTTGATAACGTCAAAATTTTGCTATCCGGTATGCAGGGTATGATGCCTTATCAAGACGGTACTTATAGCCTGGTAATCGAAGATGACTATGATAGTGTATTTGATTTCACGACTGATAATATTATTTCTGGATTTAAAATAGCAGGCGTTGACAAAACTAGAAAGTATAACAAAGTGACGGCTAAATTCGTAAATCCTGATGCTAACTGGCAGGCCGATACTGTAATTTGGCCTGATGCCGATTCATCGGACTATACTACATTTCTGGCTGAAGATAATAATATAGCTCTAGAACGTGAGATTGATCTAAATTCTTGCACCAATTATTATCAAGCGCGTAATATAGCCAAGACTTTATGTTTATCATCTCGTAAAGCTAGTATTCGTATTTCATTTGTAGCGACTCCTGATGCGCTTAAATGTTCTGTTGGTGACGTTGTGACGATCACGCATCCGACTCCTGCATGGAATAATAAAGAATTTAGAGTCACAGCTTTATCAATCAATTATGATGCTACGGTTAATATATCTTTAGTTGAACACAATGCTACGATTTATCCTTGGGTATCCGATAAGGAAGAACCGGCATCTATCGCGTCTAATTTACCGGATCCATTAACGGTAGTGGCTCCTGTCCTGACAGTAACGGATGAGGTAAGGGTTCATAACGAGGAAGCTATTTCGTTCCTGAT